TTTGTAAGCCATAAGTTTTCTGATCCCACCTTTCGGCGAGCCACTGGCGCGTGCGGATGCGCTGGACATCGCGCTGCGCGTGATCGACATCCATGCCGTCTGCGATCTTGATCGTGTCACAGGCCATAAGGTCAGCAGCACGCGCACGCGCGCGCGTAATCATAGCACTGTGATCGTTTTCCTCAATCCAATCGTCTAGCGCACGCTTACCTATGCCTAGATCGATGCAGATGTCAGCAATGCTTTTGCCGCTTTCCACCATGCTGAAGATCATCTCCTCTGGCATATCGTTGAGAAAATCGACATCCTTTCTGCGCTTTGGTGTCCCTGCCATGCTTAACCCCGCTTTAAAGCTGTTTTGATGCGCTGGACTATGTCCAGTACCTTTTCGCGTAAAAATGCCGCCATGAGCTTAATTTGAGCCATCTCTGAACCTTTCTGCTTGCTTAGAGTTGAACTTGTAATCCATGGTGTCATTGTCGCTGAAAGTAAGGTCATCGACAAAGTCATCAAAGCCTGTTGCACCGCCAGGCTTGAATTCTGAAGTCGGTTTGAAACTGGTCAATTGAGCTGTTGGAAACAACGCCTTGATCTTGATCACCTCCTGCATCCTTGGATCGGCCAGCAGTGCTTCGATTTCCTGCATCGCCCAAATGTGATGGTTGGATATTTCTTGTCGGGACTTTTGTATCGCCACTGCCTCGTTGACTGTTCGCACAATGACCATCGTCTGACCATTTTGCATTTCCCACTCAATCCTCGGTATGCCTGTATCGGCTGGCTCGCAGCCATCATCTGTCGCCATCTGATCCAACGCGGCATACGCCCTGATCATTCCCGCCACGCTGGAATCGAATTTCTCTTTGTCCTTGGCGCTGATGGCTGACACCAATCTGCTGTTCTGAGTCCAGAATTTCTCCCTCACCTCACTGTTTACCAAAGTACACAGTCGGTTTTCTCCCCATTTCCTATCACTGGCGGCTTTGACTGACTCCAATTCCACTAGTTTTGATTGAACGTGAATCGTCCAAGCGTCTGCCTTTGGACTTGGTGTCTCCACCACTGGATGCTTTTTTGCTGTCTTCTTTGTTGCCATTTCTAATTTCCCCTTTTTGGTGCTACTTGGTCACATACAGTGGTAACAAACCTCCGAGTCTTAGACTCTCGGTTTGTTACTTGTTACCTGTACGATACAAACAAGTTACGTTTGTTACCTGTTTGTTACTTGTTACCTGTTTATTCATACAGCATCAAAGTCTTCACTTTTACGCTGTAACCACACATACTGATCTCTGATATCTCCCTCACCTGACTTCTGTAGATCGTCCCTGGCACGCTTCCACGCCATCTTGAATGAGCTTTTATCCTCATCAGTACACCCCATCTTTGACCACAATTCCTGCCGCCACACCTCCAACTTGATGGCATGGCGTTGTAAACCTTCGATGTACTTTGCTGATCCATGCTCTTTGACCATCTTCTCCAAGCACTGCATCGCCAGTCGCTGATTCTTGCCGCTTCCCGCGTTACTCTTGCCTGCCCTTTTGGGTTGTTCGTTGACGGCTGAGTCGCTGGCCTGCACCGCCAGGCTGACAACTGCCTCTGTCAATCCAAGTCCTGCCGGCCTGATCTGTACCTCCACCATCTCAAAGCCGAATCTAGTCCCCTGCTCTCCATCTTTCATTTTGGTGATGGTGAGAATGCCTTTGGGCTGATCCTCAAAGCGCAGCAGCTCCAGCTCTGTATCCACGGCTCCTAGCAATGCTGACGATCCCCTCATACCTAGACCTACGTTTTTCCCTGAGTGATGCAGGACCATCAAGGCGCAGTTAAGGAATTCTTGAATCTTGCCCATGGATACGACAAAGCCCATCATTTCGCCGCTGTCGTTCTCATTGCCGCCGCCAAAGGCTCTAGCCAAGGTGTCCACAATGGCTAACCTAAACTCGACGCCTGTTTCCTCTACCAGCTGCACCACGGCCATCATTAAGGCATTGAAGTCTTCGGCACTTGATCTGAGGTTGAGCTGATGCCTGACAACATAGATCGGTGCGCCGTCCTCGGTCTGGTGGTGAATCTTTATGGCCTTGATCCTTGCGCCGACTCCCCCAAATCCCTCGCCGCACAGCATCAGCACCGCGCCTGGCTTGCTCACCTCCCTGCCCATCCATGGTCTGCCGGTGGCTATGGCCTCGGCCATATCCAAGGCCATGAAGCTCTTGAAGCTACCAGGTGGTCCAAAGAGGGCTGAGAACGAACCCGCAACCAGCACCCCCTCTATCAGCCACTCGACTGGCTCATCTTCTATGGAGTCCCAATGCTCGATCTTGATGGTCTTGGCGGTTTTAGGTTTGTCTTGCTGCTTTGGCGGGTCAGGTGTAAACTCTTTGGCGATGTCCTCTGCTGGTGCAATTGTCGCCACCATGTCTACAGTTGGCGGTATTTGTTGTATGGTCTGTAGTCTTTCGGGTATCGTTACATCATCGACACTAGTTATCTTTGGCGCTGCCTTGACCAACGCCGCCAGCTCTGCCCTGCCGCCTCCTGCCTCGATGAACTCGTATGCGTCATCGCCCTGGTCTTGCAGGACAAGGTCTACTACCTTGACCGCCTTGGCAATTGGCAAGATGGCCTCTGCTGCCTTGCGTGCGTAGGACCAGCCACTCAGATCGTTGTCGGGCAGGATGACAACATTCGCTCCAGCAAAGTATTCGGTAATGGCCTCGGGCCAATGTCCTGCCCCGCTGTGGGCTGTGGTTGCCGCCACGCCGAGTGACATTAGCGCGTCCACCGCCTTTTCGCCCTCGGCTAAATAGATGATCCTTCCCGCTGTCTTCGCGTCCAGCAGCTCGGGGAGCTTGTAGGGGACTATTCTTGCGTCACCCATCGTAGGGTAGCGCTTGCCGTCACTATCAACTTTGTAGAGCCTATAAGTCTTGCCAGACTCCCCTACACGCAGCCGGTGCTTGACAAACACTGTGACGCGGTCCTCGTCTTGGTACTGCCACTCCTGCTGAAATTCAACTTTTGGCAGTGGCTTGATGTTAGCTAAAGGGTCTGGGCGCTCTTCTAGTTCGGGTAAAAGCTGCATATCCCTGATGGTTTGGAAAACTGACTCCTGAGTGCAGCCACCATGACAGTGGAATAAAACCTTGCCCTCATCATCTATGTGTACTGACAGTGATGGGTTTTTGTCGCCGTTGCCTTTGCCGTGACTTGGCACTGGACAACTTGCCACCCATTGGCCATTGGCTCTTTTCGCGTTGCCCAAGCTCTTGGCTATTTGTTCTGCTTGCATTTATATGCTGCCATTTTTTAGAGGAAAAAAAAGCCGAGGCTGTTACACCTCGGCACTTACTTGCTACTACTTAAAACATTTCGTCATCTTCAATGGTGGCAGCCATCACTGTCTTTGTAGGCGCTGGTGCAGCAACAGCCTTTGGTGCAGGCGCTGGAGCCACCACTGCCTGTGCTACATACTCCTCATCGCTTTGCCCCATACCGGCAGGCTTGTCAATCCAACTGACAATGGTGAAGTTGGGAATGCGCGTTGTGCCTTTGCCGATCTTCTCCAGCTTGCTGCCGGTGTACTCAAGTACAGGCAACTTGCCTGCATTGGCGGCACGCTGTCCAGCACAGTCGGTGTACAGCTTCTCAAGTCCCATGTTAGGACCAACACCACTTGATGACCATTCGCAAGTCCCGATCTCTTTGTTGTAAAAGGTCACGATGAATCCGCGCTTATGGTCAGGCGTTGGCTGTGCGCCTTTGCGTCCTAACTCTGAGTCGGGTTGCCAGTCGCGTATGCCGACACCAAGTTGGAGCCAGCCTGTTTGCACCGCATCGATGTCAAACACTATTTTTTTCAATTGAATTTCAGCGCCGAGGCTGTTTGTCCAAGCATTTGCCTGTGGGCTGAATCGGATGTAATTACCATTACCACCACCGGATGAGAGATTTAACATTTTGCTTTTTGCTTTCTAAGTTTGGGTTTGCATTATTGACTCAGACTGCGATCTTTTGCCAGCGTGAGTCCACTTGATACCTTGGCCGTCAATGCGTCCAAGATAACTCTTTGTTCCTTTGGCAGTAACTTTTCAGCCGCCGTAGGAGAAATTAATTCAGTCTCAAATATCTGTGAGTCTGTAAGTCCAGCGTCAGTAAGAGCCTGACGCGCTGTTGTTGAGTCAATCCATTTGCGGCTGGCGCGTTTGGGTTGCAACTGCCAGCCTGGTAGTACGGAGCCAGCTTCCATCTGCTTTGTAGCGTGCTCTTTGACTGCCTCAATGAACTTTTCCACCAGTGGCGCTTTGTCTAGGATGGCGGTGATCTGTGCCGGCGTGAGAGACAACATCACCTCTTTGATCTCATCCTTTGACATCACGCTGATGTCGGGTTGAGCCGCCACGATATCGAATTGCTCTTTTTGTGCGCTGCATATGTGCTTGGCGGGACACCACTGGCAGGCCGCCTCTGATGGCCTATAGGTTGGGTTGTCGCTGATGGCGTCATCTATGGCCGGCAGCAGCACTTGTGTCTCCCACACACCCAACTCATCAGCACTCATGCGGTGTATGCGCTTCTCGCCATGAGCCGGCTGGATGATCTGAAACTCAATCTCTTTGGGCTGCAATATCTTGGAGGCCATAGCAGCCAGCGCATATATCTTCATTTGTTCGCTGTCAGCGTCCACATAGCCGCGGCCTGTCTTCAAGTCTGCGATTGTGAGTTTCTTTGTGATGTTTGAGAATCCGATTACATCGGCTGTGCCTTGCAGCAGCACATCATTGGTGTGGTAGAGCTTGACATCTGCCTCAACGCGGATGAATCCATCTTTGCCAAACTCGTCTTGAATCGCCCATATTGCTTTGATGTGCTCCAAAGCAAAGTCGCAGTTCTCTTCAGTCATGGTGATGCCCTCGACCTCTTGGCCGACAAAGTCGATGGGGTCGGTATCGAGCTGATAGCAAGTCTCAGCCAGCGCGTGAATGGCTGTGCCTATTTGCGCTGCCTCGCCTGCTGGCTGGTAAGGAACTAACGCACTTAGCTTGGCGCTGGCAGGGCAGGCGATCCAGCGTGATGCGGCACTTGGCCTGAGTCTTAAAGGTTGTCTTGATGTTGCCATGAGTCTCTTTCTTGGTGTGAGCTGTTGATGAGTAATGTGTATGCGATCTGCCGGCATTCGTTGCTGACGGCGTGACCGAGGTCTTCGGGGTCGAGAATTCTTTTGATGAAGACGATCTGCTGCTGATTGGCTCTACGGGTTATCTCCAACTGATTTGCCAAGTAGATGATGTGTTCTCTCATGGTTTGGCGTTCTTTGTTATCCATGTTTAGTCTCCGCAGAAGCAAGAAATTGCTTCTTCATTAGGGTCAAACATATCTTTTTGGTTGGCGGCAAACTCAATCATTGATGCATA